TTGTTTATTGTATTAAAAAAAATACATAGGCTGTAAGGGCTTGATTAATGCACGGAAAAGTGTTATAATTTTATGTATCAAATGGAAGGGAGGTTAAAAGAATGATAGGTTATATTGTGGTTGGTGTCACGTGTTTTCTTATCGGCAATTTCTTCGGCGTATTTACTATCGCTTTGTGTATAGCCGCCAAAGAAAGAGATGATTATCAGAATGAATAGGGGGGTATAAAAAATGAAAGCAACATATGTGGACGGAATCATGTTTCTTAAATCTGAAAACTATGAGGATAGGTTTTACATAGATTATAGTAAATTTGTTTACATGTTAGAAAGATTCGGCTATCATCGTTGCACATCAAGCAACCGCAGAGGGTACATCAAGAGAGCTAAAGATAAAAAATAGGGTAAACTGTTTAGTAGTGCCGTACAACGGGCGTTACGGTAAGGGTTATACATTACACGTAGAGGATAAAAGAACAGCTTATCACTATGTTGTGTATTACGTTAAATAAAGGAGGGAATTGATATAATGAGAAGAGAGAACGCTAAAGCAAGGTACAAAGTAATGTTTGTCAAGTCTAAATCGTCATACACAGCTAGGGTGGTAATCCCTAGCTCCGCTATTGCGGATTTAGGTATCAGAGCAGGAGATAAGATTGAGTGGAGGCGAGTTGAAAACGGTCTGTTATTACGGAGGGCTGATAATGAAGAGAATTAAAGATGTAGTAAATAGTTTTATTCTGTTAATAGTTGATTTGTTCATAGTGATAGCTTTTTTCTTTGTGATATTCATTCTTCCGTTGTCGTTTGTTGGCTTTCTTATAACGTTGTTTAATTTATAATGTTTCACGTGAAACATTTAAGGAGGTAATAGCGTGGCACAAATAGATGTAGGATTGGCAATTAGAGCTATAATAGAAATATGTGAAACACGTGAAGATTGTAGCGCATGTCCTGTTTCTGGTGTATGTGATAGCGCTACACTGTTAGAGTGGGATTTATTGAAAGTGCCTGAAATCGGTGAGTATAGAGCGGTGTATTTAGGTGTAAGTGAAAAGAGGTGTACTGATAATTGACATTAAAAGAACGATACAAACAAGCTAGAAAAAACTATCTACGGCGTATTAATAGAGCCGTCACCGCCGGATACCGTCCGGACGTGATACCTATTCCCAAAAATATAGGAGAGGGAAGTATCAGACGTTTGGAAAAATGGAGAGGTGAATATATTAGAGCACATTCTCCCATGGTTGACGTTGAAACGGGTGACGAGTTAAAATCAACAAAAAACAAGAAAGTTCGAAAACAGCGTGAACAGGCATATAAAACATACATGAACATGCCCTTACAGCAAGTGGAAGAGATTAACGCAGGACAACCTGCACAGCCGGTAGAAATGTCAACAGGCATTTTAGACTATAGAGACTCATACGAGCAAATAATATATAACTGGTATGATAACGTCCGTCACAATTTTTACTGGTATATAGCACAGTTTATAGAGTCCGAAACTAATAGACTGATTTTAGGTAAGGACGCCGAGACAAGGCGGCGTTTTGCGTATGTGCTAACGCAGAACCCGGATATCTTTCCGGAACCTCCGTACGCAACAAGGCAAGAAATAAATGATTGCTTTATGCAAGTGGCACACTTGATGGAACTTGCACCGGACTCAGAGGCTTATCAAGATTTTATGTCAATGTATGACTACGTTGAAGAAGAGGACATGTATTAACAACTGTGAGGTAGCATTGTGGCTAAAAAGAAAGTGATTACATATTGGGCGTGTGATTTTGAAACAACTGTCTGGACAGAAGAGATGGAAAAGACAGCGGGTCACGAGCAAGATTCAACAGAGGTATGGAGCGCCGCCGACGTTGCTTTATACGACAAAACAGAAACAGTTACAATATCTCATAGTATCAGAGACTTTTTAAACCGCTTTTTACGTATGAAAGGTAACAACGTGTTATTCTTTCACAACCTTTCATTTGACGGCTCATTTATCGTAGATTTTTTATTGCGTGAGGGATATACCCACACAACGGTTAAAGATAAGGACATGAGGTCAAAAGAGTTTAAGTCCTCTATATCTGCAATGGGGCAATGGTACTACATAAAAATCAAGTACAGTCACACGTTGCTAGAAATACGCAACAGTCTTAAGCTAATGCCCTCTTCTCTTGCGGCTATAGCAAAATCGTTTAAAACGAAACACCAAAAACTTGAAATGGATTACGCAGGAGACAGACACGCATACTGTGAAATCACAGAAGAAGAAGTTGAGTACATTAGAAATGATGTTTTGGTGCTAAAAGAAGCACTTGAAATGATGTTTGACGAGGGGCATAACAAGCTCACAATCGGCTCGTGCTGTTTGTCAGAGTTTAAGTCCCGTTATAATCATAAAGACTATGACAGGCTTTTTCCCGACCTCCGCAACGACCCTCTTGACGGCTCATTTTGCGGTTACTGGAATGTATGGGAGTATGTACACAAATCGTATAGCGGCGGTTGGTGCTATGTAAATCCTAGGTACGCTCACCGCACAATCGTTTTGGGTAAGGTATACGACGTTAATTCGCTGTACCCGTCTATGATGCACAGCGTTTCTGGTAACTACTATCCGTATGGACAGGGACAGTATTGTTTAGGTGCACCGTCTGAAAGCATGAACGAGATACTGGATTATTATTACTTTGTGCGTGTGCGCTGTCGGTTTAGTTTAAAAGACGGCTGTTTTCCGTGGTTACACATTCGAGGGAATGCACATTATAAAGGCAATGAAAATTTATACACTTCTGATGTGCGTTTTAAAGGCAAGTACTACAGATACTATTACGATAATGATGGCAATATCTGCGACACAAAACATGAGTTTATATTTACAAAAACAGACTGGATATTGTTTAGAGAGACGTACAACGCATACGATTTAGAGATACTTGACCATGTTTGGTTTTATGCCCGCCCCGGCATGTTTGATGATTACATCAATAAATACGCTGAGTTAAAAAAGACAAGCAAGGGGTTTATGCGTACATTAGCTAAATTGTTCCTAAACAATTTGTATGGAAAGTTTGCAATGTCAGACGATAGCAGTTGGAAAGAGCCGTATTTAGGGGGTGACGATGTGGTGCACTTTATTCCTCACGAGGAACACGACAAGAAAGTCGGCTATATTGCGGTTGGGTCTGCTATTACATCATACGCACGTAACTTTACAATTCGCCACGCTATGGCAAATTATGACCGTTTTTGTTATGCAGACACGGACTCAATTCATTTACAAGGGATAGAACCCGCTAAAATGGTAAAGGTTGACCCTGTGGAGTTCTGCTGTTGGAAAAACGAGTGCGACTTTGATTTTGCATACTATGAACGGCAAAAGACGTATGCCGAGCATGTCATAGCCGAGGACGGTATACCCGTAGAAGAATTAAAGGACGAGGACGGCAACCCTAGAAAACCGTATTTGAATCTGAAAGCGTCAGGCATGACGAAACAGGCAAAACAGGCATTTATAGAACAGGGATTGCCACTTAATGCGTTGAGGGACGGACTAGAGTTAGAGGATGCTAATTTAAAAGGTGTCAGGATAAAGGGCGGCATACTGTTAAAAAATAAAACGTTTAAATTGCGAAAACCTGTTGACAAAAAAGTAAATCCGGTGTATACTTTATAGTGTAATCAAGAAATATAGTGATTAAAGGAGGTATTAAGATGATTACAAGAACAAGCGTCAACGCAGAAGTAAAAGCAACCGTCGTAGAAAAAGTGGGGTCTGGAATCCAGTCCAGAGAGGTAGAAGTCACTATCGATAAGTGCACTTCACCGCAGAAAGCGGAGATTGTGGTTTCAAAGATGTTTAAGAACGCAATTATTCAGGTGGATGCGATAAGCTTCTTTGCAGACAAGCGTGTAATGTCAGAGTCAGATTTTGAGAAGTACAGCACGTTAAAAGAGCATACGGCGCTTACTCCGGAGGAAATCGAGCACATCAACGAATCAAGAAAGAGAGGTAACAGATAATGAAAACAATCGGCATTACAAAAATGGATTTAGCAAACGTGGGAAGTGGCGCAGGTTTTAAAGAAGCAGCCGAACAGAAAGTTTCCGGAACATTACAGGGAGTCGGCACAGTAGAGGGTGACCGGCTGAATGAGGAAACAGGAGAATTAGAGACGGTGCTGATATCTGTTGTAAAGGTCAATGATAAGGTATACAGCGGTGCATCAAAGGTGGTTGAGGGGAGAATCAAGAACCTGATGGGGATTGTTGGGGACTCAACAGACGTGCAGGAAGGGAAAATCGACGTTGCCTTTGAGAACATGAAGCTTGCAAAGGGAACAGGTACGAATCTCATTGTGACGAGGTATGACGAGTAACAGAAATAGACATGGGCGGCAATAACCGCCCGTTTTGTTAAAAGGAGATAATGACGTGTTTAAAAAATTAAAAGAAAGAATAGCGGATTGTGAATCACGTCTTGACCACCACAGGGCTACGTTAATTAGTTATAGCGCGAAGATAAACGAGGCATATTCTGCTATATGTAAACTACAGTTAAATTCAGTGTACGGTTACCACCCGGTAGACAATGCTAAATCAAACGCTGATATCTTGTTAGACTGTTTGTGCGATTGGAAAGAAAAGTCAGGTGGAGCACCGTCACATATATGGATAAACGGCGTAAAAACAGACCACTCTATACTTAAAGATACAAATGCTCTATTCAATGTGTATATTTCTCTGCGCAAGTCGTTTGGCGGCAACGGTTTAAGAATATTGGGGTATACGATTGATAAAGATAATGTATACTTTGAAGTTGAAGCAGTCACGGGTGACACGCATGATTAATCTCAAAAAGTTAGACTACACTATAATAACCGCAAGCACATTGCTACGTATAGTAGATGACCCCTCTGTCCGGTCAGTGACCCCTTACACCGACCGCAATGGGTTACAATGCTATAGTATAGTCACAACAAGCGGAGAAAGGTATAAGGTATTTACACGTGGGCAAGTATTATGATTGCAGTTATCTATTGACGCTTAAGGACGCAAACGGTAAAAGCCCTGACATATACATAGCCGACGGAAACCGAACAGCGGGAAAGACAGTTTCATTTAAACGACGGTTAGTAGATACATTTCTGAAAGCAAAGACGGACGTGAACCAGTTTTATCTTATTTATCGGTATAAAACAGATATGCAGTCACTATCCGAGTCATTCTTTACCGATATCCGGCGGCTGTTTTATAACGGGCATGAAATGACAGAAAAAAAGTTATTCGACGGTGCCGTTGTGATGCTGTTGTTAGATGGTGCACCGTGCGGCTATTGTTTACCGTTGTCACTGTCAGCTAAAATCAAGCGTATGTCGTCAATTTTTGTTACTGTAGCACATGGGTTTTTTGACGAGTATCAGGACGAGAGTAACAGCTACTTACCAAATGAGATTGATAAACTAATGAGCATACACACGTCAATCGCCCGAGGTGATGGGAAGCAGTCCAGACGAGTGCCGTTATACATGGCTTCTAATACGGTTTCAATTCTCAACCCGTATTATCAGGCGTTAGGAATCAATAAAATGCTCAAACGTAATACAAAAATATTGCGGGGTGACGGCTGGGTGTATGAACGCACGTATAACGAAAATGCATCAAAGGCGTTTTCTGAGTCGGCGTTTAATCGGGCGTTCGCAACGTCAAAATATTTTAATCATGCGGCAGAGAACGTATATTTAAACGACAATGACGCACTGATAGAAAAGCCGTCAGGTGCTAACGAGTATATGCTGTCAGTTCGATACAACGACAAATGGTACAGCGTCCGGAAATACAATACCTGTGTGTATGTAGCAGAGGGGGCGGACGAGTCTTTCCCTCGGCGTATATGTTTTAACTATAACGACGTGGTTGACGATAGAGCGGTAATGGTCAATAACAGCAACTATATTATCATTGCCCTGAGAAACTATTTTCACCGTGGGCTAATGCGGTTCGAAAATCTGGAATGTAAGAACATGGTTTTTGATATGCTATCGTTTATTTAGGGAGGTGCTATAAATGAATGAGGTTTGTATACACATAGGCTTATCACTTTTTGCTATCAAACGCATGTGCGAAGCAACGGACAACTGTAATGAATGCCCGCTCCGTGCTTTTTGTCGTGAAAGTGACTCCTTTCTTGCTGACCCGTGTTGTTGGGACGAGAAACTTTTACCTGATGCTGGTTTAATGTTGGACTTGACAGACACCAAAGAAAAGTGATATACTTACAGTAAGCTCCCCTGTTTAATATTTTTGTTGAGAAAGTCCGGACGTATGAACGGCGGGTAGCTAACCGGTTTTCGTGGAGTCATACCCCCCTCAAAAAATTTTACAGGTTACGGGCTAATAGGCGGTTGACACCGCCTATTTTTTATGCTAAAATGTAAATAACGATTAAACAAATGCTTAATCGTTTACCGGTCACTTTATTTTTTGTCGCATGTTTCACGTGAAACATTCTCTTTTATCATTTTTGCCTCAATGTTTCACGTGAAACATTAATAAATGGAGGTGATATCATGGCGGCGAAAAAGATATACCTGTCTCCTTCTGACCAGTGGTCAAACATTGTCGCAGACAAGGCTCACAGCGAAGCGCATCACTGTAAACAGATTGCTGAGGCGGCGCAGAAGTATTTAAAAGCAAACGGCTACACAGTTAAAGTGGGAGACAACAGCAAACAGGGCACTTATACAAAACGTGTAACGGACTCGAACAAGTGGGGAGCAGACGTACATATTTGTATACACACAAATGCTGGTGGTGGCAAGGGCACAGAGGTTATTTGTTATTCCGGAAGCAAAAACAACAAGTATGTGAAAGCTGTATACAACAGAGTTGCAAAGCTCACACCTACACCGGATAGGGGTATCCGGACAAATAACGGTCTGTACGAGATTAAACACACGGTTGCACCCTGCGTTTATGTCGAGTGTGAGTTCCACGACAACAAAACAACGGAAAACTGGATTGATTCAAACATTGATGCGCTCGGTAAAGCAATCGCACAGGGCGTGTGCGACGCAGACGGAAAGACCTTTAAAACAGGTCAGTCAACTTCCACTAGTTCCGGAACATCGGGGAAAGCAAAGTACAGTGTACAGGTGGGGGCATACAGCAAAAAGGCAAACGCCGACAATCAGGCAAAGCAGTTAAAAGCAGACGGTTTTGACGCTTATGTGTATAAAGAGGGAAACTACTATAAAGTGCAGTGCGGCGCTTTTGCGAACAAGTCTAACGCAGACGCACTTGTAAAAAAGCTGCTTGCGGCTGGGTACAGCACGTACATCAAAGAGAAATAAAGGAGGTGGACAGCATGGACGCTAACACAGTGAGTTCCCTTGTTTCAACGCTCGGGTTTCCGATTGTGATCTGTCTTGTGTTTATTGTGGGTTTTAAGTACATGTTTGATAAATTCATGGCCAGAAACGCTCAGATTACACAGGAGCACAAGGCAGAAATGGACGCAGTGACAACAGCGCTCAACAATAACACAGTTGTGTTGCAGAAGTTGTGCGACAAACTTGACAGCGACGCAGACGTAAATGGCTGACATTAACAAAGCGTACACGTGGGCGATTCAGACTTGCAATGCCTCAAACGTTGGCTACAGTCAAGCATACAGGAATCAAAAAACTGTAAATGGAATCACATATTATGATTGCAGTAGTTTTATCAACTACGCACTATTAGCAGGCGGTTTTGATACTCCGAGCTATGCACCTAAAAACAATGCCTTTACAACCGTTACCGAAGCACCAGAATTGTTGAGATTGGGTTTTCAGGAGGTTGACGCAACAGGGCAAATACTTGCGGGCGATATTGGAGTATCGGACGGACACACAGAGATGGCATATTCCGAGGGCGTCGGAGAAGCTGTTTTTATGGGGGCGCACACCGCAAACGCGCCTTTGTCGAATCAGGTGTCTATCGGTTCGTCAAGCGGTGATGCGACCTATAAGCGCAGTTTTACCCGTCTGTTTCGGTACGGTGCAGGTGCTAGTGGGTATGGTTCGAGCGTGTACGTTATCGCTGCTTTAGCTGGCAATGCGTGGAGGGAGTCGCACATCAACCCCACCTTGCAACAGCTAGGCGGCGGCGCTTTTGGGATTTTCCAGTGGGACGGCACAAGACGAGAAGCGCTGTTGTCGTGGCTGTCAGACAACGGATATGAATCGACAGACCCCAACGGGCAAATGCAGTACCTGATTGTAGAGGGAGACTGGCAAGGATCATACGGCGGTATATCCTCACTTGACGAGTTTATGCAGTCTGACTCAACAGACGTGGCAATGCTTACAACTGCATTTTGCACCTGTTGGGAACGTCCCGGAGTACCTGCGTTAGATGAGCGTATACAGTTTGCAAACAAGGCACTTGAGTACATACAGGACAACGCAAACGATACAAGTATCACAACATGGGAAACCGAACCTATGTACTACTTGTCCGAAGCACAAGCGTTAAAAAATGCGGTACTTATGTATCGTTATTATTCAGCAGGTGGCGGTGGCGGTGGTACAATCACACGAAAAAGCGGCTTTAAAATCTGGATGTATAACAACCCAATCACAATAATCAAAAGGAGGTTTTAACAATGACAAGAGAAGAAGCACTGTCAATGATTATTGACGCGCTTGATGACGTGGAACAGTTTGACGAGGCGTTAAACGTGCTCCGGACTGACACAGGCGCCGAAGAAGCAACAAGTTGGAAAGCAAAGTATAATGACCTGTCCGAAAAGTACAAGGCAAGGTTTAAATCTGAAATCATGGAGCAACCGATACAGGCACTCGAAAAGCCGACAGAAGAACCTGTTGTACCCGAGGCGACACCTACACTTGACAGCCTTGACTTTTCCGCAGAGACAGAGTAAGGAGGGATAAACAATGGCTACACCGGCAACAAACGTTAATATTTTAAACGCTATGCGGTCAGAATATGAACTTGAAAACCGCATTCCCGAGGCGACGCTTGACAATCTCCAGCAGATTTTTACGACCATGATGTCATACAGTCAGGGGAGAAACACTATCATCCCGTCACTGCTTGAACGCATTGGTTTACAGACTGTTGACACGTCAGCGTGGAGAAATCCGCTTGCAATGTACAAAAAAGACCCGATGCGGTACGGTATGACGCATGAGGAGACATTTGTCAACATGTGCAAGGGTAAACTGTACGACCCCAGAGAGTCTTACGAGTATGCATTTCAGCAGTATCAGAGCTACATCATGAGTGTATTCCATAAGGTCAATCTGAATATGCAGTACCCCGTTACAATCACATACGACAACCTGCGTTCTGCGTTCCTGACAGAGTACGGTATCAGAGACATGATGTCAGCAAAGATGGAGTCTGCCGTTACCGGAGCTAACTGGGACGAGTATAACGCAATGAAGAGTATGATTGACACCGGGTATGATGCACAGATTTTACCTGCAGTAACTGTACCGGCTGTGACAGACGAGGCAACCGCTAAAAAACTGCTCACGGAAATCAAGGCGGCAGTAAATGAGTTCCGTTTCCCCAACCCGGCTAACAATATAGCAGGTGCAACATCCGCTTCAACTCCGTACAATCTTATATGGTTGACCACGCCGAGGGTTGACGCGCAGATTTCGGTTGAGGCTCTGGCTTATGCATTCAATATGGATAAGGCACAGGTTGATGTGCGTACGGTTATCGTCGACAAGTTTGACAACGAGGCGATACAGGGCGTTCTGATGGATGTACGTTTCTTTAACGTACGTGACCAGTTCAGAGAAATGAGCGATCAGAGGCTTGCGAACATCCTGTCGTGGAACTACTTCTACACAATGGTGGAGATGGTAAGCGCTTCTCCGTTCTATCCTATGCGTGTATTCACAACTGACACGGTCGCAACAAGTTCTCTTTCTATCACAGCGTCAAACGCAACATACACAGCGGGCGAAGTGGTCACAATCCCCGCAACAGTAACCGGCGGCACGGGCACATATCATCAGGAATTATTGACGTATTCTGTTGAGGGGCAGACCTCTAAAGATACCTATATTTTGCCCGGCACGAATCAGTTGTTTACGGGCGCTGACGAGACAGGGGCATCACTGAAAGTCACAATCACGTACAGACCGGACGAGTCCGTAACGAAACAGATTACAGTAACACCTAAAGCATAAAGGAGGCTGTAAAAAATGGATAGACTGATTTCTCTACCAACGCAGGGCAATGTGGTAGCAAAAACCCCTACTACAGAGTTAAGGGTTTACAGCGGAGTGCCGTGGGATAACAGCTACTCACATGTGCGCCTTTATCAGTCCCAGTCCGACCTCCTAAACCACCTCGACAACTGGAGGGTAACGCCCTCCGGTGGTCAGGGGTCGCTGTCGCAGTTATCACCTATACGTGTGGGTGACCTCGACGTAAAAGTGCCTTATAACGAAATGGCAATGTTAGACGTAAATTATCTTGCGTTTTGTAATCACGGTTACTCGTCCGAATGGGTGTTCTGTTTTGTGACCTCGATTGAATGGCGCTCTGCACAGACAACACGGGTGCATTTTGAACTTGACATATTCCAGAATAACTTTTATAAGTGTTCGTTTAGTCAGTGTTTCGTTGAGCGCTCACACGTTCCGAAAAGTCAGGACACTATCGGTGCTAACCTCATGCCTGAATCCTTTGAAACCGGCGAAAATTATGTTGCGGATTGGACTAGCAAGGCTTACCAGCCTACTAATATTTGTATGTACGTGTCAAAAGAAACTCAAAATGATGACGTGGATGGCTCACTTGTAAACAACGTATATAGGGCGGCAAAACTGATACACAACAAAAACGCGCTCAATATCAACGCAAAGATTGACGAGATGACCGGCGCTGGTTTATCTGACGCAATCTTAAATTTGTTCATGGCTCCCGACATTTGTATTGACGCAGAAGAAGAGCCGGGAAAAAATGAGGAGAGTGTTGTTATTGATTTTAGCGCAGTTGAATGGTTTGAGGGGTATACACCAAAGAACAATAAGCTGTATACTTATCCATATATTTACTTGTCTGTAGACAATAACGAAGGTCAAGCGGTCACATACAAATTTGAATATAGTGACAATTCAGCGCATGATTTACAGTTTTCGGTTATTGGCTGTTTATGTACATCCCCTGCAATCCTGTTACTGCCGTGGAACTATAACGGGGCAGGGTTGAACTATATGGAGATTATGACAATGGCTAACTTCCCGCAATGCGCCTTTCAGTCCGACACCTACAGAGCATGGTTCGCACAGAATCAGAACAGCATAATAGCCGCACAAAACGCTGTATACGACACTTATCAAGTTTCGGAACAGGGTATTTATACAAGCATGTTCGCGAACTTAGGTTCAGCCGTTAGTCAGGTGATGGCAGGAAACGTGTCTGCGGCATCGTCAGGCGTGGGCGCATTAGTAGGCGCACAACAGCAATTAAACGCTCTTGACGTGTCAGCAGGAAACCAGTTAGGGGCACAGATTGCACAACGAAAAGATAAACGGATATTGCCGCCAACAATTCACGGAAAGGTCATGAACAGTAATATCAATGCGGCTTACAACATGAATAAGTTCGATTTCTATTGCATGTCAATCCGTTCGCAGTATGCCCGCATCATCGACGACTATTGGACGGCATACGGTTACCCTATTTATAGGATTCAAATGCCGAATATACGTTCAAGAAAAAACTGGAATTATATAAAAACATCAAACTGTACACTGCACGGTAGTGTAGATTTAGCACAGCTTGCGGCGCTACGTAATATTTTTAATAACGGTGTTACGGTATGGCATACAGACGATGTGGGAAACTACGCACTATCTAATAACTAGGGAGGTGAGAGCATGGGAAAGAAAAACCCTTACAGGGTATTCGAACCGGACATATACAAAAACAATGTGTACGTGCAGGACAGAATCACGTGGTACTTTTTTAACCAGATAATGAACCTGTTTATCAACCGGTTTGAGTGGATAGACATACCAAAAGAAATCGAGCCTTTTTATATCGAGCGTGTGTTATTTTTTGACGGTCTCGGTGGGTTTATACACGATGACCACGTAAACATGTATGCGTTTACAAAACTCAACTTGTCAGGTCAGTATGATATATACAACATACCGACCGACCGCTGGGCTTATGCTAACAACGGGTACTTAAAAGAGTACGGGAAAGACAATAGTGTGATAGTTTGGGACAGCGCTACAGCTTACCCGTATTGTAACACAGCTATGATGTATGCCGAAGAGATGGCAAACGTGTGGCGCACAAGGTCAATAAACATGTTTGCACAGCGTACACCCGTAGCGCTTGCATCGAGTGATGATGAAAAACTGTCCTATCAGGTGTTCGGTGACGAGTACGCCAACTACGTGCCGGTTATTAAGATATCCGACACGCTCAACATTAAAAACCTACAGGCGCTCACACTCGGTGCGCCGTATGTTGTGGATAAGCTCGAGGACGAGATAACGGTACTATGGGGTAGAGTGCTCACAGATTTAGGGTATGAAAGCAACCCGTCAGAAAAACGTGAACGACTGATATCTGACGAGGTGGCGGGAAACAACGGACAAACCGAAGCTTTCAGAAATGTGGGGCTTTCACTACGTCAACGGGCTATCAATGCGGCTAATGAGCTGTGGGGATGGAACGCAAGCGTGAAATTTAGAAGTTCACTTCCCACTCCTATCAACTTTCCTACACAGTTTTTAAGTGATAACAACACTACGCCGAGTGGAGGTGGTGACGATGAGTAAATATACAACAACGTTATACGAGATTTTAAAAAATATCGTACCGAACGCCGAAACACTCGCAACAGACGAACTTGTGCAGTCAGGTGTACCGCTATTCTTTGATTTTGATTTTCCGTGGTACGCAGATGATGGTAACGGAAAATCTGATTTTGAGCGTATGTATCTCATGTCATACCTCAACAATGAAATCGGGCAAGAAACGTTGGGGTTACATAAACAGTGTTTTAGGCGCAAAATGTTTGAAAATGTGGAGCGCATGAAACAAAAATATCAGCTATTGAGTAACATGGTAAATGTAGCAGGTGAAAGGAGGGCAATACATGAAGAAAACATAAACGACACGGAAAGCACGTCTAACAGTAGTGGACAGACAGTAACATCCACGAGTAAACGCAATCAGAATCAAAATAGCCAGTCGATACATTCTGACAACCCGCAAGTGACCTTTGCGAACAATGACTACGCTAGTGAAATGGACAGGGGCGAAATCACTGCAACCGACAGCACGAACGATAGTTCGGAATCATCCGTGAATAATGACGGAACGCGCACAGGAAACACCTTGCGAAAATTGTCGGAAATCGAAACAGACACACGCAACAGTGATAAATATTTTGATGCAATCAATCGCGGCGTGTACCTTATAAATACTGAACTGTTAGAGTCGTGTAGGTCACTCTTTATGAAATTATGGTAGAAAGGAGGCATAGTCATGTGGTGTAATTTTCCGTGGTATCCATTAACACCGTCAGTGTATTATAACGGGATGAGTTACTACGAAGACTTGTGTAAACTTGCCGGGTATATAAATGACATAGTTAAAACGCTGGAATCATACGATTATGACGGTATACAGAAAGATATTGCCACGATTAAAGAACAGCAATCAACTATAAACAAACAAATTGAGTCACTACAGAGTAATGTTAACAATGTTATGTCAAACGTTAATAACGCGTTAGAGTTGTACAACGACCAGGTTAAAATGGAACTTGTGGCAACTACAGCTAATTTAACAACGTTTGTTAATAGTCAGTTGTTAGTGATTAGAAAATATGTTGATAATCAGGACAGCGCAATATACAGTGAGATTAGATATCAAATCGAATTATTGAAAAATTCAATACCAGATTTAACCACTGTTATTGTTAAATCACCGTACACCGGAAAACTTGTTACCATACAAGAAGCTATTGACGAGTTGTGGAATAACTTACGCGTTTATGCTTTAACAGCGGAAGAATACGACAGTCAGTTGTGGTCAGCTAATGCATACGACAATTTTAACTTAACAGCATTTGAATATGATTATTTCGCAAAAGAATACATATACAAAGAACCTAGATTTTATATGTTTTCACCGTGGACAGGTGAAAGGGTGTTCTATCAAAATGTGATAATAAAATTGGTTGAAATGCATAGAACAAACGCAATAAACGCTTCTATTTATGATGGTTTAAGTTTAACAGCAACAGAGTACGACAATAAATCTATCAGTGCTTACGAGTATGACTGGAATGGTTACAGTTTATTAACCGGACAACAGCAAATTGTATCTGGTAGTGTTGTGTTAGACCCCAACAGTGCCGGTCTAACAGCTTACGAGCAATCAAAACTTGCTATAAAAAACTAAGAAAGGTGTGAAAAAATATGAGTACAACAAACTATTCTTTACCTATTGTTGCGGGGCAGGACAAGGCTACATGGTTAACAACGTTCAACAATGCTATGAACGCCATAGACACAGCTTTAAAAGGTGTTGATGACAAAATCCCCGCCGCGGGAACGGATTACAGTACAGAAATCGAAGAACTACAATCAGACGTTGCAAGTATAAAATCAGCTTTGGCTAAACTTGTTAATGTTGTGGTCGTTGGGGCAGAGGGTACAGGCATAACGGCACAGCAGTACAGTAATTTAACAACAATTTCAGCTAACGTAGAATGAAAGAGAGGTAAATACTATGAGCGCAACAAACAAAACAACATATTATGAACTGCCCACATTTATCGGGACTGATACACCGTCATGGTTAGGTGACTGGAATAACACAATGGCAAAACTCGACACGGCTATGAACAATATTCACACAGAAGCGCAGAGCGCACAGAGCACGGCTAACTCGGCACAGTCGGACAGTGACGCAAACACCGAAGCAATAGAATCAATTAATCAGGCACTGGAAACAATTAAAAAGGCTGTTCAGAACTATGATAGCATACTGGACTTTTCGTTAAAGCCTTTTGTAGCGGTATCCAACAATGTTGACGCGAGTCGTGCTAATATGGTTCTATCCCAGAACACAAACAAAACACTTAATAAAATCTCTATCTGGGTACAGTTCCTTCCCAGTATCAGTAACTTTATTTCATACAACTTCACGGACAAAACTCAGGGTGTTGTCCCATGGATTGATTTAGGGACAATCGAGGATAACGCCTTTAATCTGAATCAGTCGTCACAGCCCAACGCAACGACGGCTCTATATATCGGCGTTGGCACATACCTTAAAGTTTCAGAAAAAGAAGCAACTAGCAGAGACATTAGAGCGTGGTTTGACGGAACCACTACACATATAGGAATGATTGGTTATACAGATGACAATGCCACAAATATAGTGGGCAATCGTATTTATATAACAGCACCTATATTTTTAACCGGAAGTGTTTATGCATGATAGCGGCATTGTAAATAAAGACGGTGAACAATCACCGTCTTTATTTTTATCGTGCATTAATCAAGCCCTTACAGCCTATGTATTTTTTTTAATACAATAAACAATTAAGCAAAC